TGGGATATACTTTTAATATTATATATCGGTAGAATGAATCATAAGCGAACTGTTATCATTCTTACTGGCTATGAACCAGCTCCCCGCTAAAAGGACCGATATAATAGTTGCGGGAGAGGGATTCGAACCCCCGATCCCTTGGTTATGAGCCAAGTGAGATACCACTTCTCCATCCCGCTATAATATGACTGCGAACAGACTACTCAGGCACGTCCCTTTCATCTGTTCTACCGCACATTATTAAATGCCTTGATGGCCTAATGTGGCCTGATTAAAGTATCAGGTACTATCAGTCAATTTAGTGTGCTAACCATCCATAATGGAATGGCCAGAACAACATGTTTAATACTTCTGGGTAAAACCAATATAACCCAAAGCATAGATAAATATATAGACTAACAACTATCATTAGTTTCTTTACAAATAGATCATAAGATTGTTGTGCGTTCATTTGTTTCTCCTGTTTAATTGATTGTAGGCTGTGCGGTGTTTAAACCTTTAATTCTCCTGTAAATGAAACACAGCCATAATATTTAGAGAGTGTCAAATTGGGAATAACGACCCACGACTAGCCTCGCGGTTATAGTTCTCCACTCTCTGGTACCCTTAGCGGATAGCCTATGAAAATTCTTTTTTATTCTTCTTCCACTTAATAATTGCATCAAGAGCTTCTTTTTGGGTTTTATAACCACCTTTTATTCTTAGCTCTTCTAATAGTTCAAGTCCTCTAATTTGATCTTTTGAGAATATATTAGTTAGGTCCATATTGCCTCCAATGATTGGTATAAGTTTATTATAATATGATACGTGAGTGTGCACACGCCAATGGTATACACACCCCGATATTGCAGGTAAGAAAAGAGTTCGTTAGAACTCTTCCCCATCAAATGCTTCCCACTCAGTAGCGAGCAGTGCATTGAGCTGCTTCTTAGTGAAGTTGTACTGCTTCTTAGGGTCATCAGTACGTGCAAACTTCACACGCTTGACACCATTCTTCACCTTCTGCTCATCAAGCATTTCAATCTCTACTTCCCATAACATTCCATCAACGTCCCACTCTATGTTGCATGTATCACCTGGTTTCATAATAAAACTCCTTTTTATTTGGTTTTTAACGTAAAAGGATAAGTGAATATCCTTTCTCACCCGGATGGGTGACAAGTTTTACCCACACATACAAATTCTACAATTTTTGAAACCTCTTGCATTTTTAACTAAAACGATTTAAATTACTTAGAGCAAAGGGGGGCCCTTATGACATGGGACCATATAATTATAATTTTAGTAGCATTGCTACTTCCTATGGGGCTGAAACACCTAGACAAACAGATTACGTACAATTGTCCCCCTTATTGTGCCGCGGATCATATGCATTATTGCCCTGCGACCAAAGGAGCAGGGTTGGATTACCAATCCGATTATTATCAGGAATGTGTAGAAAGGTAGTGTTAAGCATTAAGTCCCTGGTTTTACAGGTAGTTACTAGAATAAAAAAATTTATTGCATTTTAAGTAGAAAGTATATAATATATATGGTATAAATAGGAGGTGTTTATGAAGACTTACATTTTGACTATTGAGTATAATGAAGAGACGGAAGAGATAGAATATCTTACCGAAGAGATACTTGAGGATCATATGACCTTCCATTATGGAGATGTTGATGTATCAGAATACTGGGACGAAGAGACTCTAGAGCTACTTGCTAATGGGTACATTTTTGGGGAAACATAGTAAACTCTGAGGAGTTTAATAATTTCTTCTTAACGCGAACAAGCGTTCGCTAAAGAAATTGAAATAAACAGGTAAACGAAAGGATGCTTTGATGGATCAATATGAGGTAGAACAGCTGGTAGGTAATCTTACTAGGTCTATTGAGGAGTTAACGTACAGGATATACACAATGGAGGACAGCCTTGCGCAAATTAATGCACAGGTTGAAGAACTTAAAGAACTACAACTGGAGGAAGAGAATGCCTAGTTTAGATGGATATAGTTTAAATGAAGAGATCAAGAAGCTAAGAAGTGACGTCTTTGAAGAACTTACATCAATGAGAGAAGCATTTAGAGAGCTCTATCACTATCTTGATAATATAGAAAAAAAGGAGAAGGCATGCCAAGCAAAGAAAAGTGCAGCAAAATCAAAGACCCCAAAGAAAGACAAAAGTGCCTTGACTACAAAGGAAAATATGGCAAAGGCGTAAAGAAGTCTGGCAAGAAAAGTAGTGGTATGGTCTCTAAAAAGGGTATCAACCCAGGCTATTAATGAAGAATCCTAAAACACATACATGACCATATAGTAATAAACCTCATCCGGTGGGTGAGAAGCATAAATTGCCTAATGGCGATAGAATCCATGGGGAAGAGACTGGATCTATAGAGTATAGATATCCCAAAGGAATATATAAAGAGGGTAAATGAGAGTATACCGTGTTAACGGAATAGAGCATAAAGTATTTGATCCTGACGATATCCTTCCAGAAGGACTGATTGTTCGGTCGAACTGGAGAGAAGGCAAGGTCGGCGAGTGGGTTAAAGCTGATGATGATTGTGTCTTAGAGGTATTACGACAAGGCATTATGAAGCGTCAGAAGGGGAAAGAGCGAGAGGTTGCTTATGTTGGAACATGTACCGGGACATTCCCCGCTTATGGTAGTTCTAAGATGGATACTTCTCGTAGATTAAATATTTATTCATTTGGAGGTGGTAAGCTTGCAGATGACGTCTTAATAGAGAGGGAGAATCTGTCTAAGCTAGAACAGGTTTTTGTTGTATATTTAGCATCAGGGTTTAACCCTCAGGATGCTTATATGAAGGCTTATCCAACTAATGACCCTGGATACGCTAAATTTAAATCAGCACAGTTAGTTAAAACTAGCAGAATAAGGACAGCTATGAAAGAAGAATTAAAGCCGGTTTTGGAAGAGTTGGATATAGACGAGAAGTTTATTCTTAATAACATCAAGGAGGTTATTCTCTCATCCGAAAAAGATGATACTCGCTTAAAGGCTCTTTTTAAGCTGGCTGATATTATGGATATGGAAGATAAGACTAAGACTAACACAACAACATTAGCCGTAGGCGCATTTAAAGGTTTTAGTGATAATATATTAGATGAGGCACAAAGACCCAAGGAGTTAAAATGAGTAATGAAAAAGAAGTACGTCAATTTGAAGATATCATAATGAATAAATTTATTAGTGACGAACTCCCTGTATTTGAGATAGAAGGCTTATCGGGCGATTCTAAATATGACACATTGCCATCAGATAAAAAAGAAGCTTATGATCTTGCTATGTTTAAATACTTTCAGCAAGCTCAAACAGCTAAATCTGAAGCCAATGATAGATATGCTAGCATGGAATTTCCCAATTTTGTAAAGCTACATGATCCTAATCCTGGCTTCCATGAAGTATTAAGAGATAAAGATTCTGAGCCAGGAGCTGCTAATGTATGGCATGATATCTACAATAGAGATACAGCTCTTATGAAAGAGAGTGCATTAAAAGGATTGCGACGTATGATTGCGGCACAAATGTAATGGATTTAAAGGGCTTGTCTGTCATGATAGGCGGGATGGTTGAAAAAGAAGTGTCTAGTAAAAGATTTGATATATGTAATGATTGTGATAGCTTAAGGGCTAATGATACATGTAAGGAATGTGGATGCTATATGAAGGCTAAGACAAAATTTAAGAAAGCATCTTGTCCATTGGGCAAGTGGGGCGCAACTGAGTAATATAAATTTAAATAATGTTTCTAAGATGGAAGAGCAGTTATTGCTCGCCAAGAATGATCTTATTGCATTCGGGAAGTTATTTCTACCTGATGACTTTATGCGTTCTGAAACTCCTTTTTTCCATTATGCTGTAGCTGATAAGCTAAATGATATATCAATAAAACAATTAGCTGTAGTATTGCCTCGTGGCCATGGAAAGACAGTATTAACTAAGTGTAGTCTTGTGCATGATTTTGTCTTTGCAAAAGACCCCTTATTCTATGGTTGGGTAGCAGCTAGTAGTAAAATTTCAGTCCCAAATCTAGATTATGTAAAATATCATTTGGAATATAATGAGAGGGTGTCGTATTATTTCGGCGACGTAAAAGGGAGAAAATGGACAGAAGATGATATCGAACTTAAGAATGGCTGCAAACTTATTAGTAAATCTAACCTCTCGGGGATACGTGGAGGTGCTAAGCTACATAAAAGATACGATCTCATCGTCTTGGATGATTTTGAAGATGAGAATAATACCGGTACACCTGAGTCTAGGGCTAAAATCAGTAATCTTGTTACGGCTGTTGTGTTTCCTGCTCTTGAGCCTAGTACTGGTCGGCTTCGTATCAATGGTACACCTGTTCATTTCGATGCTTTTATTACCAACATACTTAATGGGTATAATAAAGCACAAGTTCAAGGGGAGCATTTTTCGTGGGATGTAGTAACCCACAAGGCAATTATGCCAGATGGGACTCCCTTATGGCCATCATGGTTTGGTCACAAGGAAATGGAGCGAAAGAAAAAGTTTTATGCGGACAATGGAGTTCCGCAAAAGTTCTACCAAGAATATATGATGGAAGTTCAGAATGAAGCAGATTCAATCTTTAATAGACATCATATCAAGAATTGGGAAGGGACTTTTTATAAAGATGAAGACACTGGGATTTCGTATGTTAGAACGGCTGAAGGAGATGAATTACCCATTAATGTATTCGTCGGTGTTGACCCTGCTACAGATAGTACTCGTAGGGATAGTGACTTTAGTGTATTGCTCGCTTTGGGTGTCGATGCTCATAACAACTGTTATGTACTTGATTATCTGCGTAAGCGGTCTTTACCTGTCCTCGGGATACCAGGGGACGATAAGAAAGGAATTGTTGACTATATATTCGACTATAATAAAATCTATCAACCGAATTTATTCTGCATTGAAGACACAACTATGTCAAAGCCAGTATTTCAAGCTATTAACGCAGAAATGCGAAGGCGCAATGACTTCACTGTTAAATATACTGCAGAGAAGCCGGGTAATAGAATGTCTAAAAGGGATAGAATACAAGAAATATTGGCACAAAGGTTTGCAGTGGGTTCAATCAAAATTAAAAAAGATCATTACGATTTGCAACAAGAAATAATAACATTTGGTCCGAGAATGGGTCATGATGACACTATTGATGCTCTCGCTTATTCTTGTAAGTATGCGCATCCACCAAAGTCACTTAAGCAGAACAAGCAAGGTGAATGGCACAAGCATAAACCTAAGGCACGTAATTGGATTACAGCATAATATGAACGATAATGAGTTATATAATAATCTATTAAATAAGGCAGCTTCATCTGCTGGATTAAAGCCTGAAGAGATAGAATATGCTATGGATGTTATTATTAATCACGAAAGCGCAGGAACATTTGACCCATATATTGAGCAGACAGGAGGGGGTCCTGGTAGGGGGCTATTCCAGTATGAGATAATGGGTGGCGATGGAAGTGGAGCAGGCAGAACTGCAATGAATTATTTACATAGAGTTTTAGGGGGTCAAGCTGGCTATGGGAGTGGTAGAGACCCAGTTAATTTCCCAACTTGGATGAAAGAATTTTTTCCAAAAGAAACTCAGAGTGGAACTCCTACAGAGTTTAGGCAGCCTGTTGGCGAGGTAGATGTTACGAAACTAAATGTAATTCAGCAAAAGATTTTGTTTTTGGGTGATAAGATAGGAGATGGCAGTATATCTAAACTTGGAGATAAATCTTTAGCCTCATGGTGGAGCGATCATCATCACAAGGGGAATGAATTAGTAAGAAAGGTCAGTTTTATTAAAGACCAGACTATGTATGATGTTAATAAGGTTTATGATCAAGGTGTATCTCTTGTCTCTAAATTTTTTAATGATGAATATACTGAAGATAAAAATAAATTAAATAAAATTATAGGAGAATAGTATGGCAAGTACAATAACATCAGCCCCATTAACAGTGAAGATTACAGAATCTTGCACTTTAAATGGAGTTCAGCAGGGTGGCACATATACAAAAACAATTTCAGGCATTAATGAGATATCTAAAAGAATCGTTACTGCTACAACTACTTTATCTACTGTATTAGCTTTTGCCGCTGAAGTTGCAGCTGGAACATATATAATAGCAAATGTAAAATATATACGACTTAGCAATTTGGGAAGTGTAGATGTAACTGTTCAGATTAATAGCACGGCAGCCACTGAGGCTGCTGCTTTTCTTTTAGGGGCAGGTGAAAGCTTTATGTTATTTGATATTGATGATGCATTTGGAGCACATGATTCTTCCATAGGGGCATTAGCCGCAGATGCAGATATATCAGCAATTCAATTAGATACAGCATCAAGCACAGCTAATGTTGAAATTTTAGTCGCAAGTTCATAGGAGACAATAATGGCAGATACTTTAACAGTAACAATATCAGAATCACTAACAATGAATGGATCAGCTCAAGGATCCACAAACAAAATGACTATAACAGATATCAATGAAGTATCAAGGCGGATAGTCACATGTCCTACTTCAGCAATAACATTATTAACATTTGGAGCTGCCTATGGTGCAGGAACATTTGTTGCGGGAGATGTTAGATATGTACGAATAACAAATAAAGATACAGTAAATTCTGTAATGATCACTACTTTAGCTGCTAGCAGTACAGATTGTTCGATAAGATTGGATCCTGGAGCTAGTTATTTAATACAAAGCGATACTACTGCAGCAACAGGGGTAGTGGATTATGCAGCTGATGACAGTGATACATTGGAAGACGTCACTAGTATTACAGGAATTGCAGATACTGCTGTAGTAGATTTAGAAATATTTGTTGCCACCGCATAATAGGAGAGATTAATGGCTCGTAAAGATAAAACAGCTGATAGGATAAGACAGCTATTTAATAGAGTTAATGCAAGCACTAGGATTCAGTGGGAGTATATGAATCAAAAAGGCTTTGACTTCTCTAATGATAATCAATTATCAGAAAATGAAAGAATATCCCTTGAAGAACAAGGTATGCCTACTTTCACTATTAATCGTATTATGCCTGTAGTAGAGATGCTAAACTTCTATGCTACAGCAAATACACCTAGATGGCAAGCTATTGCTGCTGAGGGTTCTGATACTGATGTAGCTGCTGTATTCTCTGATATAGCTGATTATGTATGGTATGGATCAGATGGTGGCACTTTATACGCAAATGCAATTAATGATGCTATTACAAAGTCTGTTGGATATTTAATGGTTACAGTAGACCCAGATTCAGATAATGGAATGGGAGATGTAAAAATCACTCAACCAGAACCATTTGATGTATATATAGATCCTAAATCTAGAGATAGTTTATTTAGAGATGCCGCATTCATTATGATTAGAAAGGTTCTGCCTGTAAGCCATGTTCAATCAATGTATCCTGATCATAAGCGTAAAATTGCAAATGCAGCTTCTTCTGAGAATGTAGATTATGTGTATACAGAAAAATCAATGGGGAATGATCAAAAAGATTTTTCATATAAAGATATTACAGAGTCAGAAAGTATTGATCCATCTACTGGGGAGAATGATAAGCTTATAGAATTATTTGAAGTATATGAAAAAGATAGGATTGCGTATGTAAATGTATTCTATCGTGTTCCGCCAGATAAAGAGACTTTAAATCAGATACAGAATCAAGTAGATGTTAAGATGAAAGAAATGTCTCAAGAGATGGCTGTTCAATTAAAAGAACAAGATCTTAAAATGCAACAAGCAGTTGAAGCAGGATCAATGATACCAGAGAGATATCAATTAGAATTGCAAAAAGCTCAAGATATGATGAAACAGCAGCTAGAAGCAGCTAGACAAGAGTATATGAGTCAAATGCAGGCTGAAGCATCTAAGATTGAGAATAGAATTATTAGTGAGAAAGAATTTAAGATATTAGCAAAAGATCAATTATTTATGAGTATGATTGTAGATAAGATTGATTTCTATGGGACTAGGATTAAGCAAAGTGTTGTTGTGGGTGATAAAACATTATATGAAAAGCATCTACCAGAAAAGATACAAGAATATCCTATTGTACCGTTTTCTTTTAAATGGACAGGCACTCCATTCCCTATTTCTGCTGTATCACCTCTTATAGGTAAACAACGAGAATTAAATAAGGCTCATCAGCTAATGGTGCATAATGCATCTTTAGGCTCATCATTAAGATGGATGCATGAAGAAGGTAGTATAGATACTGATTATTGGGAGCAATATTCTAGCTCTCCAGGAGCATTACTTCCTATACGACCAGGCGCTACACCTCCAACACCTGTACAGCCCGCTCCATTATCTAATGCATTCTTTGGCATAGTTAATGAAGGCAAACAGGATATGGAGTATTTAGCTGGTATATATGGAGCCATGCAAGGAGATACATCATCTCAGCATGAAACATATAGAGGTATGTTAGCTATGGATGAGTATGGTACTAGAAGAGTTAAGCAGTGGCTTAAGAACTCTATAGAGCCTGGATTAAAACAATTAGGGATTGTAACATCACAGTTTACTCAATCTGTGTATACAGCACATAAAGTATTTAGAATAGTGCAGCCTAGTGCATTACAAGAAGATAGGCAAGTAGAAATAAATGTACCTATCTATAATGACTTAGGTGAAGCTGTTGGTAAATTTAAAGACTACGCTACTGGTAAATTTGACATACGTGTAGTTGCAGGCTCAACATTGCCCGTTAATAGATGGGCATATCTAGATGAGCTAAAATCATTAATGCAGCTAGGAGTTATTGATGATATCGCTCTGTTAGCAGAAACCGATATTAGAAATAAAGAACAAATTGCTAAACGTAAGAGTATGTACTCGCAACTTAGAAGTCAGGCTGAGTCCGCTCAGAATCAACTGAAAGATGCTCAAGGTACAATAGAAACTCTAGAGCGACAATTAGTTCAAGCTGGCATTAAGAATAAAGTCATGCAAGCGACTGTTGAGGTTAACTCAAGCAGAGATAAAGCCAAGCTTCAGGTAGATAAAGAAGTTATGGAAACTAAAGCTCATCAGAAGCATCTCAGAAACGAAAGACTTAGACATAATCAAAGTGTAAACGATAGATTAAGTCAGTTTGAAGAAGAGAGAATAAAAAACTTGACTTCCAAGGAAGAGAATAAGTAAATTAATATATCTTGAAAGGAGATAAATATTATGTCAAAAGACCAAGAAGGTAACCCTCAAGGAGGCTCTTCGGATTTTTTTGAAGCAATGGATCGCCAAGTTAATGGGGCGATTTTAGATGATCAGCCAGAACAGGTAACTCCACAAGCAAGTCAGGAACCCGTAAGGACAACCCCTGCAAAAGCTACGGACCCTACAAATAAAGCGGTTGATTGGGAGAAGAGGTATAAGGACTCAAGTCGCGAAGCTGTAAAGATGCGCGAGACTTTGAATGATTTAAAACCCTTTGTACCGGTTCTCGATGCGATGAAACGCGATAGTGGCCTTGTTGATCACGTGCGTGGATATTTGGTTAATGGTGGTGAACCATCAAAGAACATTACTCAAAAGCTAGGACTAGATGAGGATTTTGTATATGATGCTGATGAAGCATTAAAAAATCCAGAGTCTGATTCTGCTAAAGTGTTTAATGCTCATGTAGATGGAGCCGTCGAAAAACGTGTCGGAGGCATTCTAGCTGGAGAGAAAAAGCAGGCAATGATGGCAAAAGCTAAACAAGCTCAATTGCAGGAAATTGCAGCTTTTAAAGAAAAGCATGGAATGGATGACGACCAAATCAATGAAATCATTAATGGGGCAAAACAACGTAAACTTAGCCTAGAAGATCTTTATTTCTTACAGAATAAAGGCAAGGCTAACGCTAATGTTGCTAATGCAACTAAAGAGGACATGATGAACCAAATGCGAAACGTAAGGAATATACCAACAAGTGCCGGTAGTGTCAATAGTCCAAGAGCAGATAAATCAGCAGATGACCAAATCTTTGAGTCTATTGTTGGATCTGATACGGACTTTGACGACTTGTTCGGCGGGTAACATTTTGTTATACTGCCATAATTAATAACCTAAAATAAAGGAGATAATCTCATGGCAGATATCTTTAATTTAGGGACACCTACAGGTGCAATTGCAGATAATGATCTGGGAGCAACCGGTGGCCGTTCGGGCACTGATCTTGATACCGGAAAACTGCGTCGAAGATTTAATTTCGGCGACAGAGTATCTGAATTGATGATCTCACAGGATCCCTTTTTTCGATTCGTAAGTAAGGCTGCAAAGCAGTCAACAGACGATCCGGCTTTCAAATTTACTGAAAAGCGCGCATCGTGGCATAAACGGTACGGTTATGTAGAAGCTCATGGCTCTGCATTTGCAACTGCAGCTTCAGCTGCTGTTACAGCACAAGAAGCTGTGACAGATACTGTTTATTTGAAGATCGGTACTGATTATTCAAATAGCGGTAATATGCAAAACGTACTTGGACAAACAATAGTGCATGACATTGGTGATGCTGATACACAACCTCAATTTTTCTTGCCTGGTCAAGTAATTAAGGTTCCTGTATCTGCAACTCATAATGGTGCTGTAGCAGATTATCAGTTAGTTAAGATAACAGATGTTGATCTTAGTCTATCTGGATATGCTAAGTTAACAGGTACATGTATAAAAGGCTTTACCTCTGGGTATTTTTATAATCTTCCAGGTACAGTTGATGCTGGTTCAACGGCTGCAGGTGATGTTGCTGCTAATAATGAATCATTAGAAGCAGGTAGAGTATATGTAGTTGGTTCAGCTTATGCTGAAGGTTCTGGTTATCCTGAAACATGGAAAGATCAACCTTATGGTACAGGTTATGGGCAAACTCAGATCTGGAAAACATCAATGGCTATGACTAACTCAATGCGTGCTACTGCTCTTAAATATGAGCAGAATGAATGGTCACGTATTTGGCGTGAAAAGCTAGTTGAACATAAATGGGATATTGAACAATCTTTATTGTTTGGGTCTCAATATACTGATGCTGATGGCGTACAGTATACTCAAGGTGCAGTTGATTTTGCTCTTAACTTCGGTAATAAGTTTAGTCTTGATATCGCAACAAAGACAGCAGATGACTTCCTTGATGATATGTCTGGATATTTAGATCCACGATATAATAATGGTAAAGGTACTATTTTCTTCTGTAACACAGAAGTTTATAACTGGCTCCATAAATTAGGTGGGTATTTCAAGAACAATATTGAAATCTCTTCTAACTATCGTGCAGACATGGCTATCACAGGTAAAAAGAAGGTGTTTGGTGTAGATATTACTACAATCTCAACACCTTATGGAGATATGAATGTAGCTCGTAACATCCATTTGGATGGTACTAATGTTAAGCTTCTTGGCTTAAACATGAGTCATTGTAAGTATCGTCCATTGGCAGGTAACGGCATTAATCGTGATACTTCTGTATACGTTGGTGTTCAAACATTAGAAAACAGCGGAATTGATCGTAGAGTAGATCTCATTCTTACCGAAGCCGGTATGCAGTGGGAAATGCCTGAATCACATGCTGTTTGGACAGCTTAAGGAGGTTTGATTATGGCAATACCTTTTTACGGACAAAATAAAGATGGTGGCGTACTAGATGCTGTTGCAAGCGGTCTTACACGTGGTCATGAAGTAATGCCTTTAGCAGCTGATGCTACATTAAATGCGGCTGATAGCGGTAAAATTATAATGGCGGATGCAACAGGTGCGGCTGGAGAAGTGGATATTGCACTTCCAGCTCCATCTGCAGGCCTTAATTATAAGTTCATCGTTAAGGAAAACACCCCAAGCCAAGACATTAAGATTGTTGCTACAGGTGCAATTGTCTATGGTGTTATCATGGTGTATTTTATTGAAGCAGGTACAACTGTAGATAACGTAGTTTTAGCTGCCGGATCAACTAATGTCTTAATTGATACAACAGCTAAAAAAGGTGACTGGCTAGACTTCTACTGTGATGGAACTAATTGGTTCATCAGAGGTGGCGGTTCTGTTACAGGTGCCTTTACAGTAAGTTAGGAGGTAACTGATGGCTAACGCAAAACTAGGCAGTCAAGCTTCTTGGAACAATGATTATGCTGAATCAATAACTACTACTAAGCAATTAGCACGTGGTGATTCTGGCAAAATATTCTTTGTTGATCAAGGATCTGGCGCTTATGTTATCAGCCTACCCAAACTGTCTAGCGATATTGCTGGATGGAATGCTGAGTTTATTCTAAGAACTGCAGGTGATGCAGTTGAGGTAAACTGTTATGGCGTTCCTCAAGGTGGTATAGCTGCTGCTGGTTCAACTACTGATGATAGCGATTTAATGTATGCTGTAGAAATAGGGCATACAGAAGACGTTGACTCTGCAACAGATGGAATATCATTTGGCGCAAGCGCAACGAGTCTTGGCGCAAGAATCAGAGTTACTACAGATGGTACATCTTGGTATGCTATGGGATTTGGTGGCATTGCTGCTGATATCGTAGACCTAGATACTGACTGATAACTAGTTAAAACAAAATAAATCTGCCCCTTCCCAGGGATATTCTCTCCCCACGGAGGGGGTGGGTTTTATTAAAAGGATTATATGGCAAGACTAACATTAAGTAGTAGAGTAGTAGCATTAACAGGGCTTAGTGATTCCACTAATATAGCTCAATATGTGTATGATGGATTATCTGATGTAGTAAAACATGTATTAAAAAAGATGCCTACTGATCTAGATCAATTTACAGTAACAGAGGAGTTTACAAAAGCTCCTTTTACTATTTCATCTGGGATTATTGCCTCCTTAAAAAGAAAGGCTGGAACTTTTGTTAATGATAAGGGTGTAACTGTAGATGATTATAGGACTGCATCAAAAGGCAATATTAGTAGTTTTACTAGAACTCAGGATACCTCCAGTCTATTATATCAATCAAAGTTTAATCCTGTATATGTTATAGACAAACCATTAAATACTCATGAGGGCAATGTATCGATTGATGTATCTCCAAGTATATCATCTGATGAACCTATAAAGGTTACATATGTTGATATGATTCCTTTAGGTTCAGTAAATGGACAGGCCTATGAGGAATTAAATCCATCTCTACATACATACTTAGGTAATGTTCCTGATCAATATTTACATGTAATAATGTTATATGCAGGTATGAAAGTATTACAAAGAAAACTAGCATCTCTTATTCTTGATGAAGAAGATGTTGAATTAGAAGAGGCATTGCGAAGTAGGCTTGCAGATCTACTTAAAGAGTATCGAGAATATTTAGGTTTATCAGAGGCACCTCCACAACAAGCACAACCATCTAGGAGAAGATAATGAAAGTACAAGAATTAATGGAAAGAGTTGGAAGTACTAATACAGGGCTAATGATAGCATATATTAAAGATGGATTAGAAGAAATGAATATTGACAATGAAACAAGTATAACTAATTCTAAGATTGATATTGTAAAGAATCAAAGGATGTATGATCTTCCTTCAGATGCCCTCCAGATTACTGGAGTTAGAGTTAAGAATAATAATACTACTACAGGAGCTTATACCCCTGTAGGAAGAATAATGGGCAAAATATTTAAAGGTGATAATAGTTAATGGCTGAATCAAAAAAATATGCATATTTTATAAAAGGTGGGAAGTTAGGGCTTGTTGAGTCTAGCACCAGTGAGGGCACTGGGCTTGAATATGCAGATGAATACCCTAGAGTAACCCCTGGTAGTAGGACATCAGGATTAAGCGCTGTAATATCTGGATTTGATGGTTGGGTAAGCCCTAAGGCGGATTTAACTAATGGGATTGAGATAGAATATACATCTGTTGCCGGAGAGAACCTTTCAGATGAATCTTCAGAGATCCCAGTATCAGATTACTTAGCTAAAGCATTAATCTATTATATTAAAGCTAGATTATCAGAAGCTGAGAAAGATTTTCAAACGAGAGAATATTATATGAAACAATTTTACAAAGGTATAGAAAAGAATAATAATGCCAAGATTTACGGAGCTCGAAGAGTTTCCCCTGGCAATCATAGAATTAAATAACAATAAACGAGCCCATTCACGGACGGTCAGTCCTTAGGGCAGGAGGTTAAATATGGCAAACTTACATAAATTAACAGTACAAGAAGCACTAAATGCATCAACCGGTAATTCTGGTAATTGGAGTGTAAACTCAAGGCAAACGATTAATGCAACTGGTGGGACAACAATTCATCTTGAATTAAATTCTGGTACTCATATTCTTTTATTACAACCAACAGTTGATACTCAAATTAGTTTTACTATAGCAGAAACAGATATTGTTGCAAATGATGATATATCAATTCCAGGAGGTACTTTAACATCAATGCAAGTACCAAGGGGCATAGGGAATACTATTATTCTTAATATGCTTAGTAATAGTGCTGCTACCGGTACTATGAGAGTAGTGGAGGTATAATATGCTGAATGGAATGATAAACTCAATATCTGGAGCAAGTGTTTCTGGTGGAAGTTCTGCTGAAATACATTCAGATAAAACTAGAGATAATTATGGAATGGGTGAAAATCTAGTATTTAATACTAATTCTACTAACAATATAGCTATTGGTGAAGATGCTTTAAATAGTACTGGTAATGCTGCTCACTATAATATTGCTCTTGGTACTGAGGCTTTAACTGCAAATGCTACAGGCGATGGTAATGTAGGTATAGGTCATGGTGCTGGAAAGATGCTTGTAACAGGTATTAATAATGTTATAATAGGTTATGGGGCTATGGATGCAGCAGCTGGAAGTGAGGAATATAATGTAGTTATAGGTAGTGATGCTATGGGTGCAGTTGATGAAGGCACAGGTGGAGGTTCGGCTAATTCTAATATTGCCATAGGGCATGAAGCTGCAAAAGGTGCTGATTTTGCTGGGGCTAATAGAAGTTTTATTGGTCATGTTGCTATTGGTCATCAAGCATTAGCAACAGGTAGTACAACTACTTCTACCACAGGAAATGTAGCTATAGGGTATCAGGCTCTTACTGCAAGTGAAGGAGTAGGTGGTCAAGTAGCTATTGGCTATCAAGCTGGAAAAGCTTTAACAGATGGAGTTGCCAATCTAGCCATTGGTTATAATGCTATGCTAGAGCATACTACAGGTGGATACAATATAGCTATTGGTTATGGGGCTATGGATGATACAGGGGCGAATGATTGCCCTGAATCTACAGATAATGTATTTATAGGTTATCATTCTGGTGGTGGTACATGGACTACAGATGATTCCAATTACAATGTAGGTGTAGGAAACTATACTATGGATTTCCAAATGAATGGGGCTATACATAATTCAGCTCTAGGGTATCATGCATTAGGGGGAATAACAAGTGGGACTAATAATACAGCTCTTGGTAGTAATGCTGGATTGTCTGTTAGTACAGGGATAAATAATACATTCGTTGGTAGTGGCTGTGGAGATGCAGTTACTACTACAAACAATAATACAGCTGTTGGTTATGCTGCTTTATCGGCAGGAGCTGGAGTTGGAAATACTGCTATGGGATATTCAGCAGGGACTAATCTTACTTCTGGTACATATAATACTGCTATAGGCTATAACGCTATGCAGACTTCTGCAGCTACACACAACGCTGTTGCTATAGGCTCACACGCACTATATAGTGCTAGTGCAGATGATACTAATGGCACAGTTGCTATTGGTCAAGCTGCCGCATACAAGTATGCTCCTACTTCTGGAGGTACTTATACTGGAGCATCTACTATCATCGGATACCATGCTGGATATGATGATACTGGGGCTGGAGGAGGACTAACAACAGGAATACAAAATACTGCTGTAGGGCATGAAACTTTAGGTGCTAATGCAGGAGATGGAGTTGCCTTAACAGGTAGTGGTAATACTGTAATGGGATATAGGGCTGGGTATGGGCTGAATGGTAGTTCCTCTTATAATACATTGATTGGTCGTCAAGCAGGAGATGCCGTGACTACAGGTGCAGGGAATACTGCTGTTGGTTATAATGCAGATGTACCAGCTCAAGGAACTTATCAAACAGCTATAGGTTATGCTGCTGTATCTCAAAATAACAATGAAACTCGTGTAGGAATGCATGGTGGGTTTCAATTTTACAGCAGAGAGATTACCTGTGATTTAGGGGGGGGTGCTGAAAATGACCCTGCCCACGCAACTCCTATAGGTAAAATCCCACGATATGCCGTTATCACAAGAGCAACAGCAGTAGTGATTGGATTAAGTTCTGATGCTAATCATACTTTAAAGCTTGTACTAGCTACAGATGGAACTGGTGCAGATAATACTGCATTAAGCGGAGTGCAAGAGGTCATTGGAGCAGGTGCATCTAACTCATGGAGTTCTACAGGTGCAGCTGGAGCAGCCGCTGATATAAATGTCGCAAGTGGAGCTGTTGAAAAAACAGCATATACAGCAATCCCTTATGACCCAGCAGGGGCAACAGATTCAGGTCTTGCAGCCTTAGATACAACTGGAGGAGATTTATCTCTATACTTAGCTTTTGCAGATACTAATTACACTAATGGTGATTCATCTAACCCAAGTACAGCACCTATAGTTAGAGTATATATAGAGTTCGCAGGTCAAGATTAAATAAAACTTAAATAAAAAGGAAAGTAACGATGCGATATAAAGACTGGAGCACATTAAAAGCTGCTGGTAAAGTATCTTTTAAAGAGATAGCAGCAGTAGCACAAGTAGACGAAGTGCTTAATAAAGATGGAAGCATTAAGACAGCTGGCGTTTCATCTCAAAAAGCATATACTGTGCTTGAAAGGAAATCTTACGATCCAGATACAGGGGCAGAATCTACTGTTGAAGAGAGATTAAGTCAAGTTGATTTGGAACGTAGAAAGTCAGAACTTACAGCTGAACTAGCAAAAGTACAAGCCGAACTTACGGAAGTTGGCAAAATGATAACTGCAATCAAAAAGGTATAATAATGAAAACTAAAAAGGTAACATCTAAAGAAGTAACTGATTCTAAAGTATCTGAAAATGGAACAATAGATAAACCAACTCCTGAAGAAGAGTTAGAATCTATTAAG